AACGTGTTCGCAGGCCTGAAGATTCAATCGCTGCGGGGTTTGGGCCGGTCAAGGCAGCACAGGCCGAAGCGCTTAGGGCTGCGGCGGACGACTTTGGCGCTACCTATCACGGCAACTGGCTGCGTGCAAGGGCCGATGCGATTGGAGTAGGCAAATGATCATTGAAGACCTTCCGGAGCGGATCAAGAACAAGATCACCAGATCAGATGATGGGTGCTGGAACTGGACGGGGGCGACGAGGACCGGGTATGGCGTACTTAGGGTGGGCAGCATAAAGGATGGCTCACGGAGGATGGCATGCGCACATCGTGAGGTATGGGGGTTCTTTAAGGGCGCGATCCCTGCTGGGCTGGAAATTGACCACCTGTGCAAGAACAAAGGCTGCGTGAACCCGCATCATCTGGAGCCCGTGAAGCCGCGCATTAACAAGCTGCGGGCCGATGGCTTCTCAGGCTTGAATAACCGAAAAACAGAGTGCCTCCGAGGCCATCCTTTCGACCTCGTAAACACAAGATTCACGAGCGACGGCAAGCGTAGATGCAGAAAGTGCTACGCCGTTTACCGTGCCCGTGCAGCGGCTGTGGAGGGGGACGCGTGACGTACAACAAGCTCAACGACTTCGAAACCAGACCCAAGCCACCGACCGAGGCCGCCCCGTGCGAGGCCGAGGAACGCATCAAGAAGGCACTCTACCTCCTCGAAAACGAATGGGGCTGCGGCCGAATCGACATCGCCGCCATGCAACGCCTACTCCGCGGGGAAGCCTGCAACCACTAACGACTGATTGTCAAAACTAAACCACCAAGCCGCCACTGAGCGGCATTTTTTATGCCCAAGGGGGACCAATATGAGCCTGGAAATATTCAAGGAACTAGAGCAGGGCAGCGAGGAATGGTTCGAGGCTCGCTGCGGCATTGTGACCGCATCGGTTATTGGGCAGCTCATCACGAATGGCTCACCGGATGCGCTGTCGGTTGAGTGCCCCAGGTGCCAGGCGCTCGGTGGTGAACCGTGCATCAGTACGGCCCGAAAAGTGCCCACACCGATCAAGACGGCCCACGACGAGCGGGCATCCAAGGCGGCCGAGTTGCCGCCAGTGTTCACCGTGGCAACTGGCGATACTGCACGCGCCCTACTGATGACCCTCGCAGCCGAACGCATTACGGGTCACGTCGAGATGACTCAGCCGAGCCGTGACATGCAACGCGGAACCCTAGATGAACCGTTCGCCCGCGATGCCTACGCCGAGCAGTATGAACCCGTAGATGAAATCGGCTTTATGGTCCGCGAATACGCCGGATTCAAGATCGGCTACTCGCCGGACGGCCTGGTTAGTGACGCTGGACTCATTGAGATCAAGAGCCGCAACCAGAAGCTCCAGCTAAAGACCGTCCTAGATGATGCTGTCCCGACCGGCAATATGGCGCAGATCCAATGCGGCATGCTCGTCTCCGGCCGCAGGTGGATCGACTACGTGTCCTACTGCGGCGGAATGCCACTGTACGTCAAACGAGTCCGTCCGGATCAGGGCTGGTTTGACGCCATCCTCGAAGCAGCTTCATACGCAGAGGATGAGATCCGCGCCATGGTCGCTACTTACAACGCAGCCATCGACGGCAGGCCACCCACCGAACGCATCGACCACTTCCCCGAATTGAGCATCTACTGATGGACATGTCAGCAAGCATCGCCCCGAAATCCGACCAGCTCGACGCGATTGAACTCGTCGCCGGCCCGCGCACCTTCACCATCAAGGAGGTTGCGAAGAACAACGCCGAGCAGCCTTGGAACCTTCACCTTGCCGAGTTCCCGCGACCGTGGAGGCCCAGCAAGTCAATGCTGCGGGTCATGGCAGCAGCGTGGGGCCTGGATGGTTCCAAATGGGCGGGCAATCGAGTCACGCTCTACTGCGACCCGACCGTGCAGTTTGGCAACGACGTCGTTGGCGGGACACGAATAAGCCACATGACCGGCATTGATAAGCCTCTCAAGGTGCCGCTGCTCATCAAGCGCGGCAAGTCGGCCATGTTCACCGTCCAGCCACTCCCCGACGCGCCCGCACCAGTAGCCCCCCGCGACTGGCGCACCGAGGCCGCCGCACTCAAGGGCAACGTTGACGGACTCCGCGCCCTCTACATGGACGCACAAGCAGCCGGCGCCGACCCCGACACACTCAACCACATCAAGAGCCAGGCACAGGAGCCCACCGCATGACCGAACCAACAGTGTCCCTGTCCCTAACGCTCGCCCCGATCCTCAGCGAGCACCCACCCATCGACGACCGCGGCGTGCATCAGTTGCGCATCGGCATGACCACGTTCGTCAACGTCACCCCCGAGGTCGCCAAGCAATGGCTGCCCACCATCGAACGCATCGCAGGAGAGAAGTAAATGGCTGACATCAAATTCACCGGGAACCTTGGCCGGGACGCAGAACTCAAGTACACGAAATCGGGAAGCCCAGTCATGAGCTTCAGTGTTGCCGATTCAAAGTCCCGCAAGCTCGACAATGGCGAGTGGGAGACGCTCGCTGAGCAGTGGTTGAACTGCACGATCTGGGGCAGCCTGGCCGAGTTCTACGACGGCAAACTCACCAAGGGCTCACGAGTCACTGTCTACGGAGACTTCATGTCGCGGAAGTACGAAGCCAAGGACGGCACACCAGGAGTATCGCTGGACGTGAATGTCAAGGGCGTGGACATCATGCCGTCGAGGAATGGCGGGCAGCAGGGATCTCGCGCCCAGACAACCGCCGCACAGGAAGACCCGTGGGCAACTCCCGGCGTATCCAACGCTGGCGGCTGGGGTACTGGTCCCGATTCAGAACCGCCGTTCTGATGAAAACGAAGCCCCGAGGCATCCACGCCACGTTCATAACCGAGTGCGCCTACTGCCGTGGCGAGATCACGGTCACGAATGGCCGTGCCGATTTCCATCAATGTCCGGTCGTTATCACCACGAGCAATACAACAAAGCCCGTCACGTTAGAGGACATCCGGGCGGCGTTGGGCAGGAGGACTTGACCATTGAGAGTCCTCGCCCGAACCACCCCATACCGTCCACCCCTACTCGCCAACGAGCGGGTCTGCAAACGCTGCGGCATCATCTTCCGCCTCGGACAACCAGCCCGCGACAAACACCTCACCGAATGCCGCGACTGCCGGCACCTACCCGAAGCCGCCCACTGAGGCGGTTTTTTCATGACCAGCGGCGCCCAGACCCTCCCCGGCTGGGCGCCGCTCCATACCCCCAGAAGGAACCACCCATGACTACTGAACTTACCCGGCCCGCCGACCTGACCGAACGCATCCAGGCACGCGACGGCGTAGCGACCGTGATCTACACCAAGTACAACTGCCGCTCATGCGACATGACCAAGAAAGTACTTGACCGGGAAGGCATCTACTACACCGCCGTGAACGTCGAGGAAGACTCAACCGCCTACCGATACGTCACTGAGACGCTGGACCGGCGTGAGATGCCCGTCGTCATCGCTTCCGCACCCGAGGGCGACGTCATCTGGTCAGGATTCCAACCCGCCATGATCCGCGAACACATCACCCACCGGCCCGAAGCCGCATGAACTGTGCCCGAGGCTGCTGCTGGACCCCATTCGGATGCGCACAATCCCGAGAGTGCCCATGCCACTGGGATGAACGCAAAGCCAGCAGCCGCACTAACGGCACCAACACCTACTCCGACCCTACGGCCAACCAAGCCGTCCGCAATGTGATGAAGGAAGGGAAGCCCCGCTAATGTACATCCGCAACGGTAAGCGCGCACACCTTGACGCGCTCCGGATCCAGCAGCAGATCGCCGCCGCAGAAGTCGAGAAAGTAGAGCGGGAACTGGCGGCCATGCACGAAGCCGAGATGGAACTCGCCAGGCTCCGACGCCGCAAGGAAAACGCCGCAAGGGCACTCAGGGCAGCCATTGAGCGGACCACCATGGCGCGCACCCAACTCGCCCTGCCGACGCCCATCCACGGCGGCCCAGAAGGACTTGAAGCAGCAGCGCGTGAAGCCAGGGACCATGAACGGCGCCGCATCGCACAAGGCCTGCCACGACGACGGAAAGTCGCATGAGCCCCTACGTCTACCGGCGCGGTGAAGTCCTCGCCAGGCTACCTGTCGTCCCATGGATCAACAGGGCCTACACCCCCGAGGCCGACGTGAACATCCTCGCCCGCAACTACCGGCCTGAACTATGCGGCACCAGCAAAGGCTACTGGCAATACCGCCGATACAAGCAGCAGCAATGCCCAGACTGCCTCAAAGCGCAGGCCGCGAAATCGGCAGAGCAGCGGGCAAAGCGCAACCAAGAGGCGCAACTCAACTAACGAAAGGAGGCTCTAGTGGCCCGTATTAGAACCATCAAGCCCGACTTCTTCCGCTCCGATGACGTCGCCCAACTCTCCTACCGGGCGCGCCTCACTTGGGTAGGACTCTGGACTTACGTGGATGACGAGGGCCGCGGAAAAGACAACGCCAGAATCATCAAGGGAGACCTCTGGCCACTCGAAGATGACGTAACCCATGAGGACGTAGAGAAGGATCTAATCGAGCTTTCCAGGGCCGGAAGGATCCACCGCTACGAAGTTGATGGCGAAAAGTACCTACTCATCCTCAAATGGACCGATCATCAGCGGATCGCCAAACCAACAGCCTCAAAACTCCCGCCACCAAAGGATTCCGACACCACTACCGAACCCTCCCCAACCGTTCCGGTAGGACTACCGGAACCCTACGGTAGCCCTACCGAACCCCTACCGCTAGGAAGGGAAGTGGAAGGGGAACAGGGAAAGGGAAGTGGAAGGGGAAAGCGCGCTACGCGCATCCCCCCCGGTTTCGCACTCACTCCCGAGATGCGCCAATACGCCGCCACCAAAACCCCGGACGTGAACGTAGACCTCGCCACAGAGAAATTCATCAACCACTGGACAGCAGCGAGTGGAAGTAACGCCTCAAAACTTGACTGGCCAGCTACCTGGCGTAACTGGATGCTCTCGGACCAAGAGCGCGCCGGCAAGAACGCGACCGGGCGACCAACAACATCCCAGCTTCGCCTCAAGGCTGGCTTTGACCTACTCCAACAAACACAGGCCGAAAGCGGCCAACTCGAACTAGGGGCATGATGAACGCCGAAGAAACCGTACTGCTCCTGACGTGGGTAAACCAGCACGACCCTCGCGTGCAGCTCAACGCTGCATCCCGAGACATCTGGGCCTACAGCCTGGCGCCGTTCACCGCGGCCGAGGCTAAGCAGGCAATCCTTGACCATTACCGGCTGAATGATTCAATCCCGGTAAGTCCCGGTGCCATCCGGAAGCGGGCCGACGATCATCGCGCCGTCACCGAGGGTCGGCAGTCAGCCATTGAAGCGAACCCGAAACGGTCGAGTAGGAACCCAACGTCATGGCGATCCCGGAACCCCGAGGAATGGGACCGGCTCATGGAGGAAGGCCGCCTCGCACGCCAATCCGACCTGAGATCGCGGGGTCGGCTATGACCCCCACCCCAACCCACCACGAAGCCGCAGCAGACGCCGCGGCTTTTGTTTTGCCTGAAGGAGAGTTATGAGCCTGTATTACCAAGACGACTACGTGACCTTGTTTCACGGTGACTGTCTGACGGACCACCGCGAATGGCTGTATGCCGACGTGCTCGTCACCGACCCGCCATATGGGATGGATTTTACGGGCGACTTCAGATCGCGGCATGGGGGTAAGCGCGGCGGAAAGACGCAGATAGCGGGCGACACCTCAACCGAAGCACGGGATAAAGCCTTGGCAGCATGGGCAGGCAAGCCTGGACTCGTATTCGGAACATGGCGGGTGCCTCGCCCGGCGCAAACCAAGAACGTCCTCGTATGGGATAAAGGTGATTCACCGGGCGTCGGAAACACCAACATTCCGTGGGGGTTTTCCCATGAGGAAATCTACGTGACCGGAATCTGGCCTGAAAGGTCTGCGGGACATGGCGGCAATCGCATGGGATCGGTGCTGCGTCACGCCACCCTAGCTAGGCTCCAACCGGGTTCGGGCGATCGGCCACCGCTCCATCCCACGCCTAAGCCTGTGCCACTCATGGAACGTCTAATCGAAAAGTGCCCAGACGGAACGATAACAGACCCGTTCGCAGGCGCAGGCGCAACGCTCGTGGCTGCGAAGAACCTCGGCCGCAAGGTTGTCGGAGTAGAGCTCGAAGAACGCTATTGCGAGATCATCGCCAAGCGGTGCGCGCAGGACGTGCTGGACATCTTCGGCAGTGTCGCATGACCGCCCCACGCAACCACAGAGCCGCCCCCAGCGCACCCAAAGTGGCTGGAGGGGTCAGAGTGCCACCCGTGGTCTGCGAGTGCGGGATAAGCCAACGCACACGCGAGCAGTGGACCTTCACCGGCCGAGAGCAGCAGTGGGGACATGTGTTCTTGGTTTGGACGCGGGACGACGGGAAACGCTGGCCGGTGGTGCTGCTGTGAGGCACATCACGATAGACATCCCGGCACCGTGCGCGTTCATCAACTCAAACCAGCGGCTTCACCGGATGGCCCAAGCCAAGCTCACCAAGACTTGGCGCCAAGCATCCGCCGCCGCAGCGCACGGCATCCCACCATTCACCCGCCAAGTCCACATCACCGCGCACATCTTCAAACCACGCGCCGGCCGATACGACACCAACAACCTCGCACCCACCACCAAGGCCTGCGTCGATGGGCTCGTGGACGCAGGCCTACTCGTGGACGACTCCACCGAATGGGTGATCGGGCCCGACCACCGACACGGCGGCAAAGGCAATCCGGAGATCGTGCTGGAAATTATTGAACTACCCCAGGAGGAAGCGTGACCGAAAAGAGTAATTCACTGACGCTGGACATGACCGAGCCTGAACTAATCATGTGGGACGGCGCGACACCCGGAACAGCCTATCTGCTAACGCGAGGCCATGGCGCATCCAATATGTCACCCCGGACAAAAGCCATCACGAAGGCTCTCCTGCTGGTGGCGCTGGAAGAAATCGAGAAGGCCAACCCATGACATCCCTCCTCTGCCGACTGAACATCCACTCCCCCGCCCGATACTTCGCCATCAACACGGCCGGGCGGTACGCACTCACATGCCGACGCTGCGGGAAGGAATGCACATGACGTACTGCACGACGACCGACTGCCACCGGGAAACCGAGATATACCTCTGCACGGACTGCATCGTCGAACTAGACGCGCTACTCAAGGACGTGCCCGTCCTCATCCCGTTGCTCGACGGGGCACGGGCAGGGACAGCAGTAGCACGGAAACCCGGTGGCGGTGGAGGGTCCCACCCAGGATCCACACCACCAGGGAACCTTGACGCGATGATGCTCCAGACATGGCTTAGCTACTTACCCGATCGGGCACACACTGCGGCGATGAACGACCCCGAAGCAGGCCGGAAACTCTACATGGCTAGGATCTGGGTACCGCACGCCCGCTACCTTGTCTGGGGCCCCGAAGAAGAGACCGTGAACCACGCGGCACTCCGCGAACGGGTACGCAACATCGCACCACCAATGCCCACCCGCGAGTTGCTGCCTTGGCTCCGCACCCACGCCAAAATCGCCATCACATCCATGGACATCCGCAACTGGGCAAGACGCGGGAAACTCCGACCACACACCATCCACCCACAACCCACCTACCACCCACACGAAGTCCTCTGCGCATGGCACGACACGAGGCCACAGAAGTAGCAGAACCCGCCAAAATAAGATAGTGTGTCATATTGACGGAAGAAGTGTTTCCGCAATCAGGCCGGTCCAAGTGACTGGCCTCTTTCGTTTTAGAGACTGAAGCCCGTGTCGCTCACCCCCATAACGACTCGGGCTTCGTACTTCCACAACTAAATAGCCCCGTCAAAAACCCATCAGTGACGGGGAGGGCTGGATGCGGCGCCTACCAAGACGCCGGGCATCTACGTGGATCATGGCCACGCAGCTCACTGAGTGACCGCTAGCTGACCAACTATTGAGAACGCAGCCATAGCCAGTAACTCACCCCTTCAACACCAGGAGCCGCACTGTGAAGCTGGTCATCAACACCATCGACGGCGGCACACTCGACATTGCCGAATTC